TGCTGGAGCGTGATGACATTGACGAGGACACCAAGGCGGCGCTGCGGTGGGCAATATTCGAACTGGAGAGGAAGTGAAAAGGATGCCGAAATCCAATTTCTTGAAAACAGAATCTGTGAGAATGAAATATGAAGCCAGGGCGCAGGCAGGCATCAGACGGTACATGTCACTGCGCCGGATCACGGACGATAAGATCGCGGCAAAGCAGAATGTGCAGGCAAGGACGATTCAAAACCGCATAAAGGATCCCGGATCTATGCAGTTAAGAGACCTGTGGGATCTGGCGGAGATCTTAGATGCTCCGGTGGGAGAACTGGCCGGCGGAGATCTGCCGGAGGAAATGATGGCAAAGTTGATGCAAATGAAATTTGACTAAAGATTTTGTGCCGTGCCCTGTACGTGGTGTATTCCCAACACCACACTCCCCTTTTACACTTTTAGCGTGTGTGTCCAGGCTTCCACACCTGGGCACCACGTAGAGGGCATGGACAAACATAGATCACGCTTTGCGCGTGGTGTCTTATGACAGCACCACGTCCCCCGTAGACATGTCGCTCCTGCTATGGCGACATGGAACCTCTTTCGGTGTCCGGTAGATCAGCGCCGGGCACCACGCGGAGAGCGTGATCGGAAAGGGATAAACATGGAAATGATTAAGTATTGTGCCAAGGAAGTTGTGAAAAACAAAGACGGTCACAAATACTGGGAAGCCAGCAATTCGCAACTGGCCGGGTATGTCTATGATGAAGTGAAGCAGTCAGTGCCGGAGGCGAAATATTATAACTTTGAAGGTTTACAGATCATTACAACGAATGACAAGCAGGAGCAGTCATTGCTGAGCACGCTGGAAGTAATGGAGGACCTTTGTAATAAAAGGATAATCCAGATACATAGACTGAGAGATCAGATATACGGAGGGGCTACGGATGTATAAAAATATTGCGATATCACTCCTCGGAGCGTGGGTTTTGAGGGATGTTTTTGGGACAACAGAAGTAAGAGAGCAGATCGCCATAGTCATGGGTTTGGCGGCTATGCTTTTTATTTTTTTGCTTTTTTGCGAGGATCAGCTGGAAAAATTGCAGAAAAAGCAGAAAAGGATCCGGGAACTGGAACGGAAACTGGAAGAATTGAAGGGAGGGAAAACGGATGAAAACAGAACAGTACTACATGGACAAGCTGTTGAAGATGGGGGACGAATTTACGAAAGCGGTGATCCGGAAGGACTGGTTTCAGGCGAAGTATCTGTATGACAAGGCAAGCACCGTTGCAGTGTTTCTGGAAGCACCGCAGGAAGTCAGAGAAAAGCTGTTTGGGCGATACAACGAGGAACGAGACGAGAAGGAGCAGGGTGCCTTTGATGACCGCTCCATAGCAAAGGTTATGAGGGAATGCCTGATCAAGAACAACCTGGGTTTTGAGTGCATGGTCTACCGGATCCCGGGCGAGGCAGGCTACTTCGGAGCCAGACCTGCGGAAGATGGTTATTACATGCCAGCCAATCAGAACCCGGCATATTTCGCACAATAAAAAAGCCGGCATTTGGCGATGCCGG